CCTAAAATAGCACTTGTATTTTCTTTAATACTATCACCATTAGCAACTGATATTTGGGCTAATTTACTTGCTTCTTCTACACTATAACCTGCTTGAGTAGTTAATTCTGTATAACTAGTAAGCATTTCTTCATTCATAACAACAGCGGTTCCGAATAATTTATTCAGTTCCGTATTTGCTTTGACTAGTTTTTCTGTATTGATGAAAACATTATTAGAATGATTAGCCATATGTTCCATTTCTAGAACCATTGATTGGGCTTCATCACGGCCTATTCCTAAATCTTTTGCTACTTCACTAATTTCTTTATCAACGTGTTGAAAAGCATGAATTAATCCTCCAACAAGGGCAGTCATTACTACTGCTGGATCTGTTAGATGATGAGTAAAGTTTTTACCAATTGATGATAATCCTGTTTTTAAAACTTCAAATTTATTAGCAAAACTATTAACATTTCCACCAGCTTTTTCAATTTCCTCAGCCATTTCCCTCATCTTTTCATTGGCTTCTTCTATACCAAGATGATGAGCTAAAGATCCTAAGCCAATATGTTCCATAGTATGTTCTATACTATGTAAAGCTGCTCCTCCTAAACCTAAAAGTTTATTAATTTGTTCTTCTTTATGAATTCTTTTTTCTAATCTATCATTAATATCATCATATATAGGAAATTCAGCTTTTAAACCTTCTAAAATAGCTCTTTCACTTTCATTAAGATCTCTACGAAATTTTAAATTTGTTTTAGCAATATCAACAATTCCTTTTTCGCGAGCTAAAGCTTCTGCTCTTTCAACAGTTTCTTTTTGTTGTTGTTTTAATTTTTCTTTTGATAATTCTAAATCTTTTAAACTTAATTTAGTAATATCTTGTTCGTCATATTTTAATTTCTGAACAATATCTTGAGTACCTTTAAAAGCCTTAGTAGCTAAATTTATATTAGAATTACTTTTAGATAGTTCTCCAGTTATAGCAATAATTTCATCATGTATATCTCTAAAACCACTACTAAATCTTAAATTACTTTTTTGAGCTTTTTCTATAGAAGCATCTACTGTTTTTATAGCTTCATTAAGTTCTCTAACAGTTAATAAAGTATCTGGTCTGATAATTGTAAGAGGTTCACCAGTTAAATCTTGGTATTCCTTTTTTAACTTTTTTAGTTCTTCTCTTAACTCAGCAATATCTTTTTTATCCGCCATTATAAAATATGTTTATTATAAATATTAAAAGGCATCACTTTTTGGATGCCTTTGTAGAATATGTTGTAGTAGTATATTTTTTGGATGCTTGTGCAAATTCAGGGGCGTTAACCTTGCCTGTAGAATCTACAAGGGTGGTTTTATTTCCTAATTGAGCATTTTGTGTTTGTTCTATTTCTTCTTTATAAAAGTTTTGAATTTGAAAAAACGTAAATTTTCTTAACCAAATAGGCATGTTATATATAGTTTCCCAAGAATAACCTCCTTTTCCATGAAATACTATTTCATGTATTTGTTTAAATAAATTAAATCTAAACTGGCTCGCTATCTCAGAAGTCAGGCCAAAAAAAGCTAATATTGATTGGGATAGTGACCTCCACACCACTATCCAAAGTATAATTTAGATCTACATCTGGTTGTACTTTTCTAATATATTCTCTTAATGCTCTAGAATCACGTGCTAGTAAATAATTGTCTACAAAACCACGAATAGTTTTAGCTTCTCTATCACCTGCTACAGAGGTAATCATATACTTTAAGCGAGTAGATAATTCTGGAGATGCATCTTTATGTATTTTTTTAAGGCCCTCAATTTCTTTATTAACATTTAACTCATCTTTTCCAGTTAATAATTTAAAAGTAATTTCAGTTCCTGTAGAAGGTAAAGTATAAGAAAATTCATTTGTTCCTTTAGTAATTAAAGATTCATCAAATATTTTATTTTCTAAAACACTTAAATCAACTTCATGTTCTTTACCGTCATATGTAAAAGTATAATCTTTTCCATAACCTAAAACACGAGCAGCAATTAATAAAGCATTTTTATCTCCAGTTACTAAATCATTAACGTTAATTTCTTTAGTTACTACTAATGATTCTAAAAGTTTATCAAGTACTATTCCTTTTTGAATATATGCTTGGTTAGATAAAATATCTTCTTCCTTAGCAGTCATATATTTCATTTCTAATTTTCCTGAAGAAAGGGGATTTGATTCAGGGTACAATAATCCTTTTGAAGGTAATTCGATAACTTCTGTGGGGAATGATGGTTTGTTTTCTTCCATAATTTTTATTTGTTATAACTTTGTTGTCCTATATAAATATATAAGAAAAAAAGAAGCTCGCAAAAAATGCGAGCTTTCTTTAATTTATTTTTACTTTTAATTAGAAATTCAATACGCAATAATCCATACCAATTGTTAACGATAAATTAATAGCAGCGTTTTCAGTATCCCAGTTATATTCACCAAAGTTAGCACCTTTAATAAACGCACCTTTAATTACCCACTCAGAAACGATATCACCTACAGGACCTAATACGTCAATAGTTAAATCTTTCTTATAAAAATCGCTATATCCGTCACGACCAGTTACTGATTCGTGATGTAAACGAACCCATTCCATTACTGCCTGAGCACCTGAAGGTGTAATAGGATCAAATAATGTCATAGTTAAGTCGCTCCATTTAGTTTTACCTTTTACTTTTGTGTAAACGTTGATATGGTTAAGAACCACTTCACCTTGTTCAAGAGTTACAGCTGAGATTGCTTTAATAACATATGATGGAATACCATCAACATACATAATGAATCGGTTAGCCTGTTTTGGTTCAAAGGCGGTAAAAAATATTTCGTTAGGATCTAAGATTGCCATTTTGTTTATTTTGTTTTGTTATAAATATTCCGTTTTTAAAAAATTATGCTGGGAAAGATACTCCTGTTGGTAAGATGTTGAAGTTCAAGTAAACGAATTCAGCAGTCTTAGTTGGTTGTAAGTAAATTTGTCCTACTAATTGATTTCTGTCAATTACATCTGGGGTGTTGTTGCTTGAATCCATAATTACTTTAAAAGCATACAAACCTTGACGTTGTTGAACTGATTCTAAGTAAGGATTAACTTGAGCTAAGAATGAGTTTCTAGTAGCGATAGTATTTTGTTCAAACACTAAGTTATTAGCAATTTGACCAATGTAAGATTTAAGAGCAATCAACAAACGACGAACGTTTACACGATCCAAAGCAGATGCTTTAGTTTGTAATGTTTTCTGTCCGTAAACTACAACTCCTGTTCCAGGGAACGTAGCAATTGGATTAACTTTATTAGTATATAAAGTATCACGATTTGCTTGAGTTAATTTCTTTTCAGCTCTTACTACCGTTGATAAACCACCTCTGTTAATACCAGCGGGAGCGAACCAAGGCTCACTTACGTTATCATTATACGCGTATACACCGGCTACTAACGTTGAAGCTGGTACCCATACTAATTGAGAAGTATTAGGATCAACTGTTTGAACCCAAGGCCAATATGAAGCAGCATATGAAGTATTTTTAGCGTTTGCTGCTGATGTTGCTGCACTAATAGTAGAACCATAAGGTACTAAATCAGCTACAAAAATATTATCACCACGATTCATTGTGTTATTAATAATAGTAGTTACTTGTGATGAACCTAAAGGAGCTTCAGAAGCAAATAAACCTGGAGTTAGTAATACGTTAAATTGGTAATCATCTTGATTAGATAATAAACTAATCATATTATTATAATCACTACCTGTTAATCCTTGAATATTTGGTGAATTTGAAACAATAGCATCATAATATAAAGCTCCTCCAGCAGATGCTAATTCACCTGTAGCACCACTAAATGATCCCTCTCCATTTGTAGGTATAGATCCTGTAAATTGTGGTTTTGCAAAGCCTGTATTATCAAAGTATAATGGAGTTGGTGTTAAAACACTATCTACATAAACATATCTTGAAGCATTTGGATAAGTTCCATTTACTACAATTTGGTTATCACCAGAAGAATATGATTTGTATTGATCACCAATTACTCTAGATACAAAGTTTGGTGCTGTCGGATCCATTGATAAGTTAGTCCAAGTTTCTAACACAATTTGATTATTTGTATTATCATCTCCTTGGCGAATAACTACACTAAAGGTTCCTGAAGATGTATCATTATTAGCAATTTGGTATCTAATATTATCTATTGAACCTGATGCTAATGAGCCAGAAGCATCTAATGAGCTAGAACTATTTTGATTAGCACCTTCAGAAATAGTTTTTAAGATTAAAGCTTGAGTATTTGTAGCTCCACTAAACAAAGTAGTAGTACTTCCAGATACAAAAGTATAAGCATTTAAGGTTGAAGATGGGAAATTAGTTCCTATTAGTGATGCTGTAGTAAAGAAAGATATTGTAGTTGCGGTTACGCTGCTTGAAATATATTGTAATGAAGAACTATAAGGGGC